TTGTCGTGTACGTATCTGATCAAGAACGCAATCGCGGATGCCGAACACATTTGCTTTCAATCTGTTTGGCTTATGAAATTTATCACTGGTGCAGATGGCTTCCCAAATGCTGTCAATGTCCAGCACCAAGTCATCGCGATTGGCGACTTCTTTGACCCAGGTAGTCTTCCCGGAACATGGTGCGCCGTAAACCAAAAACACCCGCTGCCTGAACCCATCATAACGCTGATGCTCCTGGTTATGGCACTTGAAGTGGACCAGCTCGATATTGTCCGGGTTGAGACTTACTGTCGCGTCATTCACATTGTCGTCGGTCAGCTTTACTTTGTGATGTGCAATACAATCGTATGCCTTTGTGATTGGCCGTCCACAATGCGCACAGATCAGCTGGCCTTGCTCATCCACACGCTCCAGCATTAGCTGCGCCCGCAATCGCTCCCACTCGCGGGATTTATAAAAGTTATCAAGTGTATATCTCATGATGTTTGGTCATCATCACACAAAAATACAAATTTGTACCACAAATACCTGCCCCGCATGGCGATGTTATTATCAAGTTCTTGATATACGGCAATTTGACCAAAGCCGCCCATATCGCCCATCTGCTGATAAGCAATTGTGGTTTTCCCGCTTACGATAAACCGGTCCTGGGCGATAGGCTGTGCGCTCGTCGTAACGAAAAAGCCGGATGAGATCAACTCCGGATTTTGCAAATCACCAATCCCAGGCAGATCAGACGCCAAAAATATTTTTGACATCTGCTGTGCATCACCCGGGAATTGTACAGGCCCGGCCAGGAATTCTTTGATCTGCTTCTGAGGGACGATCTCCAAACTTTCCGTATCAACAATACCTTTCATGCCAAACCTCCTATTATTTCAGTAAGCTTGCCCATGTCTTCGGGCCAACGCTGCCGTCCACTTCCAATCCTTTACTTGCCTGGTACGCGCGAACCGCTTTATCCGTAAATGCGCCAAAGCTGCCATCTACACCGGACGCGCCGCAGCTCACCCCATACTTTTTAATCAGCAGCGCCTGCAAGGACTTAACCTGAACACCTGTGCTTCCCTTTTGCAGCACAGTCATTTCGATCATACACTTACCCTCCGTTTTCGCCGGCGCGGATGGGGCCGGCGTGTTCGTTTCTACTTTTTGTTTGCCATCTACCAACGTGTAGTCCGGGCGGCCATATCCGTAAATGCCGCTATAACTCCGGTTGTATGATTTTTGCTTTACGCCGCCGCCGTTTGCCACTACACCGGACGCGCCGCTGGTGTTACCCTCCACGGTATACACCCGCTGGCTGTCCACCGCATATACCAGGCCCGTATGTACCACCCTTCCGCCGGACCGGAAAAAGATTTGATCACCCGGCTGTGGAGAAGTGTAAAAACGCCCGGCGTTTTTGAAGTACCGGGAAGACTGCGTGCAACTTGCGCCCAGCGATTTGTCAGGCTGGCACAGCAGCTTTTTGGCCAAATCTATACCGTACGCCTGTACAAAACACCAATCTACAAAGACGTCGCACCAAGCAAACCCTTGTTTCGGGCCATTATAGAAAGTCTCTACAGCATCAAGATCGCGTGCAAATTTGGTGAAATCACTACGCCCAGCGTTGGCCGTTTTTTCATCCAGATTTTTGTTGCTGGCTTTTTCCAGATAACCCACCTGCGCCATTGCAACTTGTAATACTTTCAGCATTCTTCTTCTCCCGTTTCGCTTTCATCTACTTCCGGCAGCCCTGCAATACTGGTCAGCAGAGAGAGGACCCCGCCCAAGACTGCCGCGCTGGCGATATGCAGCCAGTTAATGTCTGCCAGGATCACCGCACTGGTGCCGATAGTCGCAATTGCCGTCTGTGCCATTGTCTTGATCGCCCGAATGCCCGCCGCTTTTACCCACGCTTTAAAATTCTGTTTCACTACTGTTTCGCCTCCAAATCATTAAGCCTGTGGTTTGCTACTTTCACCTTTTCTTCCAACACCGGGACGCGCTGTGCAAAGTTGTTGTGCTCGCGGACTTCCCGTGTCAGCGTTTCGATCTTTTCGTTCATAACCGCTTGCGAGATTTCCATTTGCTTGTCCGTCTTTTTGCTAGTCACCAAGACGGTCAGCACCGTGCCGATCAGAGAAATCCCGCCGGTGATGATTGCAACTAAAACTGCCTCACTCAAATCACCACCTCCCTTACCAATTGGCCGCTTCCGCTTTTTGCTTCTCAAGCTCGAGCTTTTCACGCTTGAGGGCTAACGTCGCCTGATCGTCATTTTTCCAATTCGGATCAATGTTTTTCAGGAGCAGGTGAATAGCCCCCGTATCGGGTGCAGCATACTTTTCCGTCATTTCGACTTTTGCTTCGCCCACGCGCTGGCCGTCCTCGTCCTCAACGTATGTCCGTTTCGTTTCGGTATAATAAAAACCCTTCGCCTTTCGGCGGAGGGAATCTTTCAGTTCATCGGCCAAGATCGTTTTGCCTTTCCGCAGCGCTTCTACCAGCTCCGGGTACTGATTTTTATAATTTTCAAAACTGGCAGTAGAAATGCCTAGCTTTTTCGCGATCTGCCCTTCCGTCAAAGCTTCGTACCATGTCGGGATTTCATCTAAATGCGGTTCTACGTGTGTTTTGTACTTGCTATTTCGGCCCATCCAATCACCTCTCTTTTTGTTTTTGATTTTTCTAAAAAAATTAAATAAATTACGTATTTTCTATTGACATTACGTAATTTACGTAGTATAATAGAGCCATAGAAAGGAGGCAGCAACGTGAAACGAAGGGACTTAATAAAAAAGCTAAAATCGGCTGGTTATCGAATCGCACGAGAAGACGGTGACCACACGGTTTTAGAAAAACCGGGCAACCGGTCTGTCCAGGTCCCCAGACACAGAGAAATCAACGAACTTACGGCAATGTCAATTCTAAAAGCGGCGGGGCTGAAATAAGCCCCGCCCCACAAGGAGGTAATGTGATGACCGAATACGTTTATCCTGCCATTTTCCATGCGAACGACGACGGAACCTATACGATTATCTATCCAGATTTGCCAGGATGTGTCAGTGAAGGGAAAACTATGGGCAACGCCTTGTATATGGCGCAATCCGCTTTGTCTCAATGGATTGGGTATCTGGCAGATCACTCCGCTCCCATTCCGGCTGCCAGTCGTTTACAAGACATCCGCACGGAAAAAAATGAATTTGCCAATTTGATTCGCGCCGATGTCAAAGACACCCGTGCTGTGCGCCGCACTGTGAGCATTCCAAAATGGATGGATGATAAGGTGACCGAATCTGGACTAAGTTTGTCCCGCGTATTGCAAACAGCTTTGAAAGAACAGTTTCACGTTGATTAAAGCCGTTGCCGCCGGGTTTTCCGGCGGCAACATTTTTGGAGATGTGCAGGCGGCCGGAGAAAGGAGAAAAGACGGCCGCCTGCATGAGGAAGGTTATGGCAAAACCCATGGTAGTATAATAGCACGATAAAATGGCTCTAAAGGGCCAACTTAATCAAAAAAGCCATATTTTTCAGCTACCAGGTAAATAAATTCCGTATGCCACCGCCTAGCTGTGCGGTACGAAACGTGGCATTTAATGGCCGCGCCGTGCAGCGTATGGCTCTTGCGCCAGTACACAAGATCAATCAGGGCTATCCGCCTTTCGCCCTCCGGCATCATCTCTAGGGCCTCTACAGCGCCGCGTACTGCCTCGAACTCTTTCTGCATGGTTTTCCCCATAGATCGGGTGGCCGACCGCTCTACGGGCCTACCAGGGCCTTTATAGACGATTTGCGCATTGTAGGACGCTGTAAGCTTTTGTTTTCGCAATTCGTCATGTGCTTCTTTCAGTGCCGGGTAGCGGCGGATCATGTTTTTGACGTACGGCCACCAGCCATATCGTGGCTTGCTCATCGGATCATCTCCCTATCGCCATTGTATATCATCATAAGCCACACCGTACAAAGCCAACATTTTTTCAATCATATCCACTGTTGGAAAAGACAGGCCTTTTTCATAGCTGCTTAATGTGGCCTCGCTAATGCCTAATTTTCTCGCCGCCTGCCATTGTTTCAGACCAATGTTTACCCGTGCAGCTTTGAGCGTGATTTTCATTATGTTCCCTCCTTTGTTAGGGGAATTTGCAGCTGTTCTAACTCTGGTGCGTCCACCGCAATCACTTTTACGTCTCCGTATTTTTCCAAATCCATGGCTATGGCCTCTTTGATGCCCTGCGCCATCCAAAATGGGCAATCACATTGTATCGTAATAATCACAATTCACACTGCCTTGCTGCTGGCATCATGTGCCATTTAATTTCTTCGTATTTGACATTGTATGTTGCTAGTATTTTTTCGATCATATCCACATCTGGTAAGCGATCAGCATGCTCATAAGCATATACCGTAGACAAAGATATACCAAGCCTTTTTGCCGCTTCATCTTTTCTTAATCCCATATTTTTACGGAGCTCTTTCAATGTGCGCTTTCGCTTTTCGTTTTTTGGGTGTTGCTTCCCCTGCATCCAAGCCCCAGGACGCCAGTTTATGTCTGCATACGAAATCCCGTATAAATCTAGTATTTTATTTATCGCATTAACTCTTGGAATTTGCACACCGCGCTCATATCCAAGAAGTGTTGGCGACGTGACCCCGATCTGCCGCGCCGCTTCCTGCAAGCTGAGATTTGCATTGATTCTCGCAGCCTGCAATGTGATCTGCCGTATCATTGATCTACTCCCTTCCAATTTAAGAATAAGTTCATCACTACGCCTCCCAGCCCGTTGCACAATGAAACAAAAGCGACAAAGCGGACTGCTGTGAATCCTTCGTGCACTGTACGCACAGCGAGGATGCAGTAGCCCATGTCGGCAATACTGTGCTCGAAACCGCAAACGATAAATACGATCACGCATAATACAATGCCTGCAATACCGCCGATGCTGTTTTTGTGCCGCCGAAAGGTCTCCACTGCCAGATGCATCACCATCCCGCACAGAAACGAAAGAATCACCAAATTCATAATGGGCAGTTCAAACTTCCGCACGACCAAATCAGCCGCTGCAATATGTACTTGCGGCCGTGCAGCCCGCACCAAGATGGAAACACATGCGATGCCGATCAAATTGCCGCACCAGATCGTAAAGCACCTGCTTCTCCTGGGCTGCTCAAAAATGTAGCCGATTTTTCCGGTATACAGGTTCAAATCCAGCAGACAAATGAGCAGCAGGCCAACCGAGAACAGTGCAGCGCCGGCAATCTGTTTTTCACAGCTGAGATAGACTGCGCAGCCGAACCCGATGAGCATGCCGGCCGCAACAGATTTTCTAAAACTCATCTTTTTATCTCGCCTCTCTCCGCATTTTAGTTAAGCCCATATACAGCATTGACAAATGCTTCTGCGTTCTTGATCGTCTTTTCGTGCGCAAATTGATTCGCCGCTGCTTCAATGCGTTTCCAAAGCTGATCTGCATGTTCCAGACGCTTGACCTGGAATTTCCGTTTTTTGAATTCGTTCAAGATTTCCGCTTTTTCCATTCTCCCACGATCTGCCGGCATGTGCGTCAGCTTTGCATAAGCGTACAGCCGACGAAACGTTTGGAAAAGCATCTGCTCCGCTGCATCCAGTCCGCTTGGCATCCCTGCTCCTCTGAATGCCAAGTCTTCAATTTCGTCTGGTGTCATGTCAGCGCCCTCACCTGGATATATATTCCAGGGACTTTTGACCAAAACTTTTCGCATAGCTCAGATGCAACTTGCGCATCGTCTTTCCAAAAACCTTCTGCTGTCATGCAGTCTTTTAGAAGTTTTTGGAGATTGTCCGTATCCGGTCTGGTTGTGCGATATGTACCGTCTGGATGCTTTCCGTTTGGAAAGCACCATTTCACGATCAGCTGTATTGCCCCCTGCATTGGCGTTTCCGGTCGATGCTTGTGAAGGTGAGCTCGCAATTTACTTCTAGCGTCTGCCAATTCAAGCGGTTCGTAAAACACCGGTTTCCCATTTACCACTTTCACTTTCTTTTCTTGGTGGGTCACTGTGGGCGGTATCATCGACATAAAAAAGTATTTCATGTCAGTGGTCGGCTCCTTTCCATATCGTTGGAAAACTTTTTGTTTTTTCTTTCTCATGTGTCGCATTCCCTCTGCCAAATTTTTGAATCAGCAAAAAAGCATTTTGTCAACGGTCGGGGAGAAGGACGGCGGGCGACAGCTTACGCCCGCCTTCTTCCCCCGTTGACCGTCAGGGAAACACTATTTTTACCCCCGTAGGGGGTAAGATTTCTTTTCTTTTCCCGAAAAAGGGGATTTCCCCTTTTTCTTTCGTAAATCAACGAAAAAGGGATTTTCACCTTTTTCTCTTTTATTTCACGAAAAAGGAAATTTTGCCTTTTTCGTGTTTTCGCTAAGAAATAGAATTTTATCCTTTTTCTTTTTTTGTTTTTATAAATACAACACCGCCTTTCACTCCGAATCCACCATGTTCTTTTGCATAATTCTTCACTGTGTCTTCGCTGACATTAAGGTATTGCATCACTTCTTTTACAGTGACAGGTTCACCCATATTCAATGCTTCGTACGCGGCCTGTATTGCGTTGATACGAACTTGCTTTCTTTCTTCTGGCGTCCCTTTTCGCTTTCCGGATTTGCTAAGGCTGCTCCTCCAAGTCGTCTCTCCGATCGGCTCTGTGTCTTCCAAAACACCAATATCGTCCAGCCGATGGACCGGGTATTGAAACCACACGTTAACTGGTGAGAGCTTCGGGAACTCGCGCAGAGTTCCTTCGATTCGCCACGCTGTGAGGCTCTGCACAGCTTTTCTGGCATCTTGAATCTGTTTGAACGCCGGCACAAACCGGTCTCCTAAAAGGCTCTCACAGGCCGGCAGAAGCGCCTTTTCATTGTACAAATCTGTTTCTTCGATCCTGTCCAGAAGATTGCAATGCTGCAAAGCGCCCCGGCATATTTTACACACCGTATCCGTCTCTTGCTGTTTGCGCAGATCGTCTGATACTTCCAGCTCGATCACGTCCAGCATGGCATCCGGGTCTCGCGCAAACACCCCGGAACCGGAAGCCCGGTCCACAGCCCGTTTCTCGCCTTGGTGGCCTTTTGAGTGGTGATGGCAGTAGATCACAGCGCATCCCAGTTCTGTACAGACCTTGTCGAATTGATTGCAAAAATCGGCCATTTGATTTGCGCTATTTTCATCGCCTGTGATCACTTTGTATATTGGATCAATAATCACCGCGATATAGTTCTTTTTCAGTGCCCGGCGGATCAGCCGCGGCGCCAGTTTGTCCATTGGAACTGCTTTACCGCGCAGGTTCCAGATGTCCAGATTTTGCAAATTCGACGCATGCCAGCCCAGAGCCTCATACACATCTCTGAACCGGTGCAAACAACTGGCCCGGTCCAGTTCCAAATTGACGTATAAAACCTTGCCCTGGGCGCAGGAGAAGCCCAGCCAGGGCCGCCCTTCTGCAATGGCAATACACAGCTCGATCAGCGCATACGATTTCCCTGCTTTCGAGGGGCCTGCCAGCAGCAACTTGTGTCCCTGCCGCAAAATCCCGTCGATCAGTGGAGGGGCCAATGCTGGAAGATCATCCCACACGGCAGCCATGCTTTCCGGGTCCGGCAGATTGTCATTGATGCTCTCGATCCACTCTTTCCACTCTGCCCATGATTCTTTTCCGAAATTTGTTTCGATCAGGTACTGCGGATTGCCGTCGCGCATCACGCCTGGCATACGGGATAGGCGCGACGGGTTCCGATTCTGCTTGTCTACCGCAAGTCCGTTTTTCTGGCAGACAGCATACAGATAATCTACTCGTTCCCGGTACTCTTCGTATGTGTATGCATCCACGCGGACAATGGCGTGCAAGCTCTTTTTGCCTGAGTGGACAAGGCACGCGACAGGCAATTCCAACTCTTTGATGATGGCGTACTGATCACAGATGTCCATGGCATCTGATTCGACTAGGGCAAAACGGTATCCGCGTACATTTTCATTCATGCAGCCATTACCGTCGAGCGGGTTGAAACGGATCCATGCGCCAACTGCTGGGTTGTAGTCGCCCAATACTGCGCCGATGTC